GGTGGCTCGGTGAGCGCCTCCACCCGCGCCTTGAACGGCTCGGGCACCTTGAGCGTGGCGAGCGCCTTCCGGCTGAGGAGCGCAGCCGCGCGCAGGCCTTCGACCTTGTCGGTCGCCAGCCCGTAGGTGATCGCGTCGTCGGCGTCGAGCCAGGTCTCGCCGTCCATCAGCTCGCCGAGCTCCTCGTCGCTCAACTCGGAGTGCCAGCGGTAGGTGGCGATGATGGCCGCGCGGATCGTGTCGAGTTCGTCGGCCGCCTTCCGGAGGTCGGAGGCGTAGCCGTAGACGCCCGTGAGCGGGTTGTGGATGAACAGGAGGGCGTTGTCGCCCATCGTGACCGTGTCGCCGGCCATGATGACGATCGAGGCCGCACTCGCGGCGAGGCCCTCGACGATCGCCTCGATGCGCCGGCCTTTGGTCGCCCGCTGGTCACGCAGGGCATTCGCCATCTGGACGGCCGCGAAGACGTCGCCGCCCGGGCTGTTGACGTGCAGGCGGATCGTTTGGACCGCGTCGGGAAGCTTCTTCAGCTCGTCGATGAATGCCTTCGCGGTGATGACGCCCTGGTTGTCGCCCAACCACTCCTCGATCCACCCGCCGATGAAGTCGACGAGGTAGATGTCCGCGCTGGCGGGGTCGCTCTTGGCGGCTTCGATGCGAAACCACTGGTTCATCAGGTCACCTCATTCGGCCGGCGCGGGCTCGCGCCCGGGTTCCGGCTCGGGTTCCGGCTCGGGAGCCGGGGCGGCGCTGGCCTTCGCCGCGCGTCGGCCGTCCGAGTCGTAGGCGAGCTTCAGCGCGTCCGCCCGCTCGTTGTCCGCGGCCTGCTGCGCGTCGATCACCTCGGCGTCGTCGCCCTGCTCGGACACGACGGCCGTCCGGCTCCGGAAGCCGCTCCGCACTGCTTCCTTGTTCGCCTGGACGTCCTGCAGTGGGTTGATGTAGGGCCAGCCCTGAGGCTGCCAGAGCACGCGCGCGTACGGCTCGGGATCCGTCAGGTAGTCCATCGGGATCGGGAGCGCCTGCGACAGGAAGACGCGGTCCATCCACGCGCGCCACACTCGACGGCAGAACTGAAAGACGATGATCTGGTGCTGCCACGCCTGGATCGCGCGGCGGAACTCGTGGAGCAGCACGCGCACGCTGCGGTCGTTGACGTCGCTCAGGTCGCCGGTCAACAGCTCGTAAGGCACGTCGGCGGCGGTCGCAATGTGCCGCAGCTGCGCCCGCATGAACTCGCCGTAGCCGGGCGCCTCTGGCGGGTCGCTCCACTCCAGCTCTTCGCCGGGCTCGAGTTCCTGCATCGTCCCGGGCTCGAGCGCCGCGAACGGCTTCCCGCCGATGGTCTTCCGCGCCAGCCCCGTGAGCGGGTCCACCTCGTCGGGCTCCGACAACGTGGCCGGCTTCCGCACGAAGCCGGTCAGCAGGTTCGCGAGCTGCTGCCGGAGCAGCGCCGCGTCCGCGAACTTGTGCGTCTCGTGCAGCGTGACGAGCGCTTGTGCGAGCTGTGGCTCGCCGCGCAACTGCCCGGGGCGGAGTGGGTTGTAGAGGTGCACGACCAGGTCCGCCGGCAGGCGCACGTACCGCGAGGCGTCGTAGTCGTCGTGCTCGGGCCGGCAGGGGTGGAAGTGATACGCCACCCGCCGCCCGATCCCGTCGAACTCGATCCCGGCCCGGATACGCTGCGACCAGTGGGTGTAGTCGTGCGGGCAGAGCTCCGGCTCGAGGATCTGAATCTGCAGGGGCACCGAGAGCCCGTCCGTCAGGAGCCGCGGCCGCAGGCGGGTGAAGCTCTCGCCGCCTGTCAGCCAGGTCCGCGCGGCCTGGGCCTGCTGGCCGTAGAAGTCGAGCAGCCCGTCGGCGTCACTCTCGTCGGTCCACCGCTCCCAGAGCGCCTGGAGCCGGCGGCGGAACTCGGGATCGTCGGCCTGCGCAATCGGCCGGATGCCGGTCCCGATCAGGTTCGAGACCAGCCGGTTGATCGCGCCCTTGCCGTACCCGTCGTTCCGCACCGCGGCGCGGCTGCGGTCGCGAAGGGTCGTGAGGTTCGAGAGGAGGGCATCGTTCGCGCGGGTCGAGAAGGTGGGCCAGCCGAGCACGCGACGCGTGCCAGTGGAGCCGGCCTCGTACGAGGCGCTGTTGCGAACTGCGGGCGCGCCGGTGCCTTTCGGTGCCGTCGGCACCTGGTCGCGCCGGAACAGGCGACGCGCGGCGGTCAGGAAGCTCATCGCATTCAGAACCCCGTCGAGGCGACTAGGAGCGTCTGCTTGCTGCGCGTGCGGGCGGCCTGCGAGAGTTCACGGAGGATGGCCGCCTCGACCGCCTGCAACTCCTCGACGGAGCGGTACGTCACGCTCCGGTCGGCGAATTGGACAGACCGCTCCCCGCGAAGAAGAGCGGTCCTGACGGCGGCGAGGTCGGCTTCCGTGTAGGCCATCAGCCTTAACGAAGCCAGCGTGCCGCCCCTGAGGCGAATTGTCGATTTGATGTATACCGAAATTCGGGAGAGCTACTGTGGCGCGCGGTCGCGGATCGCCGTGATCAGGAGCTTATGAATCGAGTCGCCACTGCGATTCGATGCACGGCAGTACGCGTCATAGGTGTCGCGCGGAATCTTCACAGGATAGACCACGCCCTCGGGCCGCTCGCGCGGCCGCCCGCGCATCCGAAAGCCCCGTGGCGCCGGCGCCACCCGCGCCTCTGCTGGCGCCGGCCGGTCGGGCGCGCGCTCCGGCTCGCCAGGGTTCGCTGGCTCTGGGCACTCCGCCTCGAGCGCGGCCCGCTCGAGCGCTTTCCAGGTCTTCGTGAGTTCGGCGACCCCGGAGCTGGGCAGAGGCAGCCCGAAGAAGATGGCGCGGCGGAGCCCGCTCTTGATGTGGACGATCCGGGTCGTCGCCGGGTCGAAGCGCGCCCATGAGGAGTCCTCGCAGTTCCACTCGCAGCACGGGAGCGTCAGCAGGTGGACTCCGGCGCGGTCGCCCTTTGAGAGCATGTAGCCGAGCGCCGCCTGATTGATGCCGCCGTACTGCTTCCGCCACACCTGGTGATGCCGGCTGTCGCCGAGCATCCGCCGGTTCTCGCGGCGCCATTCCTCGACGAACGCGCGCGTCCGGTCGGAGACGCGCAAGAACACGACGCCGGAGTTGAAGGGGAAGCGGGTCTGCTCCTTGACCGTGTAGGCGATGTCGAAGTCCCGATCCCACACGTCATCGAGCGGCCGGAGGATCATCGTGTCCGCGTCCATCAGGAGCAGCCGCGCGCCGTCCGGAGCTCCGGTCACCACGTGATACCAGTGCTCCATTTTCTGCGTGTTGTGGACGTGCGACGGAATCCCGAGCGCTGAGCGCATCGGCTCCGGCCGGACGTGGCGGACCTGAATCTCCCAATTCGGGCAGTAGGTCTCTGCGGTGAAGCGAAGGACCGTCGCCATCCGAACCCAGAGGTGGTCGGGGTCCGCGCCGAAGTAGCACGCTTCGAGGACCGGCTTCATGCCGCGCTCCACCGCGCGGTGACGCGGCCCCGCCAGTTCGCCCGGCTCTGCTCGCCGAGGTGGAGCACGTAGAAGTCCCAGAGGGCCTCGCGGTGTGGGAACTGATAGCGGAACTCCAGGTCGTACTTCCCCGCCGTGCGGTACGACCCGAAGCGGATCCCCTCGCGGTAGCGGAACAGCTGAAAGTAGCCGAGGCACTGTGACGCCGACCGGAGCGCGTTCTCGCGCGTGTTCGGACAGGGCGCGTACGTCTCGCCCCGCACCTTCGGCGGGATCAGCTGGAGACGCTCGCGCGGGGTCCGGCCGCGGCGGTGACGGCGCAGGTCGCGGGGAGTCAGGCAGTGGTAGCGGGCGCAGCCGTACAGCACGTCCGGCTGAATCTCCGACTCACTCGGGAAGCGGCCGAAGGGATACACGTCCGCGTCCAGCGAGAGGCACAGCTCGCCGGGCGCGGGCGGCCGCCGATACCCAGGCGTGATGCCGAAGGCATCGTCGAGGGCGGCGGCCTTGTTGAGAATCGCCTCGTCGCGCGACCAGGCGTCGGTGGCGACAAGCCCCACGCCGTGCGCGGACGCGACCTCGTGCGTCTCGTGGTCGTCCGGCGTCGTGACGACCGTCAGGGCCTCGGCGCCGAGTACCTGCACCCAGGCCGGCAGGATGACCGCCAGGAGGTCCGCGTAGTGGAGCGCCGGGATCACCGCCCTCATCGCCGCACCCACCAGATCGAGTCGCAGCGGCCCACCCGACCGAGCTGCTCATCGACGGCGCGCGCGACGCCAGGCCAGGACTTGTGCGAGTAGTCGTGGCCCGCCAGGATGCCGCCCGTCCGCACGAGCGGGCGGTACAGCTCGATGTCACGCTTGCACGGTTCGTAACGGTGGTCGCCATCAATGAAGATCAGGTCGGCCTTCTGTCCACGCAGGCGATCGCGCAGCGTAGGGATTGCGTCGGCCGAGTACTGCTGGATCGCCACGACGCGGCCCGTCGCGAGATGGTCGGCGAGGTTCCGCTGAAAGGCCGCGAAGATGTTCTCCCAGGTCCCGCCGTGCTTGTGGATCCAC